CCTTTTATTGAATTGTTATATTGTTGCATAACCTACAAATCGGATTTTTTCTCAATGGTTTTGGCAGCCTCTGCCTGTTCAGCATATCTCCGGAGTTCAATCTTAGAGAACTCTCTTAGTCGCTGCCTTGGTATATCTACCCAAAATAATGCTTTGCCATCTCTCATACCATTTCTCTGCTCAATAACCTCTAAGCGCATTACTCCTGCCTCCATTTCTTCTTCGTTCTCCTGCAAACCTAATAGTGCATCAATGTGCCTTGGTATGTCAATACATTTTGCAATGTCCGTGGATTGAAACTTTGTACCAATTCTTTTATTACCTTCCCGGGTTATGTGAGCAGCAGTCCAGATAGCATCGAGTTTGTTATGGTCGGAGAAGTTTTTAATATCAAGGAAGGCATCACTTATCCTATCGAACTCTTCGTTCTTACCAGATATACTCCCAAGCAATGGCCCATAGTCGATGATACCTGCATCGAATGTTATACCGAAATCCCTTTTAATATCATCTACCCATTTTTGGGCATGAGCCATGGTAGTTTGTAATGAGGGGAATTTTTTAATGGCAAGCTCAGCCCCAATCCTTTTGTACTTGCGCATTAATTTTATTATCTTACTATCATAATCTCCGGAGCTAATGGTGTCCTGAGTTTGGTTAGTCATGGATTGCTCTGTCCGGGTTGTAATTTGTATTTGCCCATTCTCAAGGTCAAGGTAGAATACCTTCTTACGCATCTTCATATAACCTATAGCTGTATTAATCATGAAGCCCGTTTTAAACCTCTTTTCCTTGGACATTACAACCATTACTGAACCTGTAGTTGTACCCCCACCATTGAGTAGGTTATTAACTTGCCAGAAGGGGGTGGGTCGTGAACCACCTATTATATCCCTCTTATGAGCTCTGTCCATTATACCACCAACTACGAAGGTTCCATAGTCCTGTTGTAAGTCCAGTCCTACGGTATTAGCTTTTTGGAGTTTAGAAATAGCTCCTTCGTATGAGTCGTAATGTTCAATGTCTATTTGTTCTAGCTCTTCCTTGAACTTCACGTACCTGGCAAAGTTAATGCACTTCTCTATAATAACCCCAGGCTCTGATACCTTTCCATTATATAATTTAGTAATGGTAGACTCAACTAAACTTTTGTCCTCTTCGTTGAGGTTAAGTTTCATTGCTCTTTCGGTGGAGTATATAGTGCGCAGGGATTCCCGGAGATAGGGCTCCTCGGGAATACGCTTAAACTTCTTATAGTATTTTTTTAGGGCATAAGCAATTATAGCGTGGTGTATTGTGGCAAAGTACGTGTCGTCGTATAACTCAAGAGCCTTGAACCCCATTTGCTCTGTAACTGTATACTTTAATATAAGCTCCTGAAAATCAACCCCAAACTCAAACTTATTCTTGGCCATTAAAAAAGTTTATCAATTTATTTTGCAATATAGTACCAATAGTTATATATTTGTTATTCAATTGTTAACCCCACTAAATAGAATTAACTCTTATGGAAGAAAGCAGATTAAAACCCATGGTTGAAGGTTATAATGTCGAATTATTCAACCGTATCTATGATGATACTCTACCACTCCGTAAAAAACTTGCCTCTGGAATTGACCCCCGAAGATTTGGATTAGCATATGAAGATATTTTGAGTTTCTTTGATATTAAGTTTATATATGTATTTAATAAGTACCACTACGAAACAGAAGGAGTATTAAAGGGTATGATAATTAATGCCCTTAGTAATTTTAAGAACCGGATTCTCCGGAGTGCATACACTAACAAACACAGCCAGTCTATAATTAGTACCGACAATTTATTAAACTTGGAAGATGCGGAGTTTGAAGAACCCCAAAGTGACAAGGATTACTACTACGACAAAACCATGCAATTTATGAAGGAGCATTTATCTGAGAATGCTTTTTTAGTTTTAGAGGTACAACTAAACCCACCCCCTTATATCCTCAAACGTATTAATGTTGACAAGGAAAAATGCCTACAAAAAATCCCAGATGATTTACTACTTGAGTATTTCGGTCTGGGATTTAGTGATAATGCTTATAAGTATTTAGGGCAAATTAAGAAGGAAATCCGAAATGCCATTGCATATGCAAAGAAAGCCCTTAGAGCTTCATAACTGCCACTAGCATAAGTAACGGGGGTACTATACTAAAGCTATCCCCGTTTCCTCCTGAACTTACCGAAATACCCGTCGTTTTAATTGAGCTCTTAGCAACTGTTGCTGGCACTCCAGTTTTACATAAGTCGTAGTCCTGGTTACCATTAGCAGCATTAGACCCAATAGCAATGTAGTCATTAGGCCCGGGGTACTTAGTTCCACTCCCAGAGGCAGAGCTTAGATAGTGGAAGTGACCAGGGTCAGTTACATTAAAGAAGCAGTTGGGTAAGTTATTTTGTTGTAAGGTATTTATCCTTCCCCCTTGGGTTGTACCATAATTACCCAGTACATAATCGTTAGGGTTAAAGCCACCAGCTGTAATGGTATCATCATCAGTCATATCCAATTGGCCTGCAGCTTGTACGTTAGTGGCCATTGCTAATATCTTACCCCTTAAGTCCGGTGTATTATTATTACCATTACATAAGGCAGTACCATTCTTTAAGTTAATACCTAAACCAGTATCATCGAAGTTGGCATTAACATCTCCATACCACCAAACAATATCACCCCTGCTTAATCCGGTAGCTGGTGCAGCTCCACCTATATATGATACGTTCCAGGCTCCTGCATAAAATATTAAACCTATTTCCCAGATTTGCCCGGTTGTGGGTTTAATACCAAAGGTGGAACCACCGGCAGATACTACCGATGTATTACCTAAACCCGAATTAATTTTAAGGGGTCTGTAGCCCGCAGTAAAGTAGTTAGTTGCATTGAATACAGTCGCTTCTCTTAAAGTGACTTTGTCATTTATAAATATGGAGATACGTGTGCCCTGTTGTAGGGGTACGTCCTTGATTCTTAAACCCTCAACTGTTGTGTTGGCTGCGGGTAATATCTCAAAGGCATTGCCATTATTCTCCAGTGCCCAAAGGTTATATGTAATTGCACCACTTACTCCGGTATTGGTAGGAGCTACCCTTTTGGTACCTAAGTTCTCTTGCTGAACATATCCAAAAATATTGGGTGAATCTAACCTTGCATCCTCCCCATCCCCACTGTCTGGGCACTTAGCTTTATGGTATGTGCAAAAGCTAACATCCACTGCACCTGCTGGTATCTCAAGTACACCCACGGCGATTTGTGTTAATGGATCGGCAAGTACTGGTTTGGTAGGACTTCCTACTGGTCCTTTAATTATAGAATAGGTTGCATCTGCCCCACCATCTACAACAGTAAATTGGTGATTTAGTACCACCAGGTCATACCGGGTCTCTGCATTACCCGCATTAGTTTCAATAGTAAGGGGTCCACCTACTTCGGCATCCTCTTGTATTAATACCCCCTGTGCACTCATACAAACCCCGATGGGACCTTTAGCTGTATTAACCTGGTCCTTATAGGTAAAGCCTGTAGCTGAGTGTCCTACTTTAAATTGTAGGGGTTGGCCTGCTATGGGTACCAATGTGTCAAACCCTACGTATCTTCCCGGGGTATGTAATCCGAAGTTAAAGAGGTTATGCTCAAAACTAAGGATGGCATGTTTGTAATTTCTTAATCTTTGTTGGGACATGGTTATTTTGTTTAAGCCGGAACAAATCCTGCAAAGTGAGCATTAATAGGTTCTATGAATGGTCTTATTTTATCAAAGGCATCTAAGGTCTCCTGTGGTACTGCTCCGGTATATACTATAGTATAGTCAGAGCAATTATCGCAGGTAGAGTCATAGATAAAGCCTTCATCGTAATGGGGATTAGAGTCATCATCGTAGGTTATCTTTTTTGCGGGGATAGCCTCTTGGATGGTTATACTCATACCCAATATGTTGGCAATAATATTATAAGCTTGTATTGTACCCTTAACCTTATATAAAGCTATAGCATACAAAAGGAGCTTCCTATATGTTGCATAAGTGCCATCCATGTTTGGGGGGCTACCCAACAGGTAGGCAATTAAAGGTAAGAACTTATCGTCGCATTTCTCCAAGTCGATGATGTCGATGAAGCTATCTATGTAAGGTATAAACTCTTCATCTAATTCTACGCCAAAACCCCGTAGGTACCTTTGTAATAAACCCTCACCATTAATGTCCTTGTAAGAGTCGTTTACCTGATGGTACTCGGGGAATTGCCTAAAAAACCAATCTCTAAAATCCATCTTATTGAGTTACGTAGGTGAACTGTGAGAAAATGGTACGGGGTGTATTATCATCAATAAATGGGCTAACATCTATAATGGCCGCACTGAAATCGTCTATGCTTATAATGGTTGTGGGGAATATTTCTGGATAGGTTGGGAAGATTGTAAATTCCCAGCTATCGTTGTTAGAGTATGCCCCGGCATTTATAGTAAAGTTTATTAACCCAGCGTCGTTGAATGCAGCACCTATGTTTATAGTCTGCATGAATATACCGGCCTTATAAAGTTCAAAGTTATTGGTGGCTGATTTATATACCAGCTTATAACTAAACTTCTGGGTAGTGTTTGGTAAACCCCATGTAATGCTTAAAGGAGTTACTGTGTTACCTGTTGGCCTGGCATAAGGTTCTACCTTTACTTGTTCTACCTCAAAGGTGTCAATACTCTTAAGGCTCTCGGCTACTACGATAACATCAGTAATAGATACCCTTTTATTAATCTTCATATTGCCCGTGCCAAATGCTTGGTCCAGGGCCTCAAGTAAATCCGATTGGATTTGTTTTTGAGTGTATAATGGGTTACCCGTTACCTTTGCTTTTATCCAGGTTCTAGTTACACCAGCAGGCTTTACATCTACTTGGGTTGTAACCATCTTCCTTGGGTTTAGATAATCCTCTACCGCTTGGGTTAATACCGGTGTAGCAATACCCCTTGTTGTTGGAGCAACATATACATCTACATATTTACCACAACTGTAATCTACCTCTGCTGCACCTACTCCCAAAACTAACATTGCCAGATCTATGTAATCCTGCCGGGTTACTGCCCTTTCTAATGTCCTTATACTACGAGGTGCATGGTTTTTAATATCAGCTAAGGTTTCGAAGTTGGTTCCACCTGAAGAGTAATCTGGGTTGCTTACTACTAAACTAAGCCCCAAAGGTAGAGCTGGGGGATTGCTTAATAATACTAATGACCCGGGTGGATAGTTAGCCGAGGCTCCTTCACATTCTCTATAATCTCCATAGACTGTTGAACCATTGCCGGGGATTGATCCGTTTGTACCATCACCAAATATTACATAAGCTATACCATCCTCTTCTATGTCAACTGTAAATCCTTTTGTTGTTGGTCCCATTAAACCGAATGAACTATAGTATACCCAGTCATCGGCACCAATGGTTATCTTCAAACTACCATCTACATATTTGTCGGGTAGGGGGAACTTTTGA